TGAATTTACTTTTGGCGAAAGAACAGGAGGTCCTGGAATGTCATTTAAGGATACTTGTTTTGATACTTCAACTCGTTATTCTAACCTTAAAACTGATAGTTTCTTCTCATTTACTTTCGCAGGTCAGTCTGGTTCCAGTAGACAGGAGATTGTATTCAGTAAAATATCAGGACCAATCTTCTTTAATAGTCAAGCTAATGCGACAACATCTAATCTAAAAGAGGCTAGAAATACTGTATATACAACAGATAATAATTATCAAGAAGCTGTTAGAGCATGGGCTGGTTCTGGTGGATTTGAATCAGTTAATTCTGTACTAGTATCTTTAGGACCAGCACTTGTAAATAGTGCAATAACAGCAACAGGTACAGAGTGTCATGTTGCTATAGGTGGTGACTTGCCTATTGATACAACAACATTAGAACTTGTAAATAATAGTACAAACTGGGCTGATTTATATACTGGCACCAGGGGTCATAAAATCCAATAATTTATTGGCGAAGATTAATATATTGGAACTAGAGGTCATGAAATAGCATGATAAACGGTTTCTGATAACTAACAGGTTAATAAAATGAGTACAGAAATAGCAAACCCAGAAGAACAGTACAAGATTTCTCCAGAAGCGCTGGAGATTGCTAGTACTTATTTAGCTTGTCACGATACAAAGGAAACTGCTATGGTTCTAGGGATAGAGCCAGAGCGTGTTACATATTATCTTCGTAAGCCAGATGTAAGACGATTCATAGATACTATATTCTTAGAGCAAGGCTATATGAATCGTAATAAGATTCAAGATATGATGGATAAATTATTTAAAATGAAGCTGGAAGAAATGGAAGATACCGAAATGGGTACTTCTAAAGATATAGTAGATTTATTAACATTACAGCATAAAATGCGTATGGAAGAAATAAAGGCTATGAAAGAATCAGCACCTATAATTAAACAACAGGTTAATTTCCAACAAAATAATGATAACCCACAATTTGGACCAAATATAGGTGCTCTAGCAGCAGCATTAAGTAAACCGAGAAACTAATGAAAAAATATATTTTAATAGCATCAATGTTATTACCATTCACAGCAATGGCAAGCATTACAGTTGACCCAACTATTACACCAACATATACACTAACATGTGTAGACCCAATAGAGCGTGAAGATGGAACTCCACTAGCAATAGGTGAAATTGCTATTAGAGAATTTTTTGTAAGTACAGATAAATCTAATTGGACACAGGCTGGTTCCAATACTAGTACTTGTAGACAAGTATATGATTTATCCGCGGTTCCAGATGGCCAGTATTACTACTCAGCAACAGTAACTGATACAGATGGTCGCCAATCACAGCAATCAGCTATATTTGACCCCGTAACTGGATATGCATCAGTAATTGTAAAGCGCCTAGCCAACCCCAAGGCAGCAACGGGCTTCTCTGGGGTAGCCTCATAGGAGTGTTGGCGGCAATGTGGAATAAACTTAAAAACTGGTTCAAACGAACAATACTTAGGAAAACATAATGGATATTAATATAAATATACCAGCAGAAGGTAAAAAGTCTGTAGAAGAACTATATTGGAATATACCATTTAGTGATTTAGTGCCAGCTAATAATAATAGTATAATATTATATATTAGAAATACTGGATCTATGGATATTAAACTAGATAAGCTAAAAATATCTAGTGATTCCAAGGCATCTGTACTAAATATATATTCAGTAACAGGTGAACCAGACTTTCTAAGGGAATCTGATTTAGTAGCTACTAATAAAAACTTAGGCATGAGAGACTCTATACCTGATGTAGAAATTAAAGCTTGCGCAGATGTTATGGAAATGTATGCTCTAGGAAAATTAGACTATATAGTTATACCATCAGAAAATACAGTACACTGCCTAGACTTGGATATTATTATGTCTCCTGATTCTATAATAGCAGTAACTGCTACTGAACTAGCAGNATACTCTGGTGTAATTTATTTAGAACAAGAACTACCAATAGAGGAATAAAAAAATGGAAATAAGCAGACAAGACGTCAGCGGTACTGAATTACAGGTATTCTCAGAAAAGGAAAGATTTTTAAAGTACTCAATTGAGAACTATATGGATCTAAGAAATTTTATTCCAGTTCCTCCACAAATAGCATTAATAAATGCTATACAAAATCCCAAGTATAGGTTTATAACCGCGTGTTTGAGTAGACGTACTGGGAAATCGGAAATGTCAAATATGATAGGACACATGGTTACATTAGTTCCAGGTGCACAGATTTTGATAATGGCTCCAAACTACTCACTCTCAGCAATTAGCTGGGACTTACAACGTAAATTTCTTAATATGTTTGATGTAGAACTAACACGTTCTAACGCCAAAGACAAGATTATAGAAATTTCAAATGGTTCAATAGTACGTATGGGTTCTGTTAGTCAGGCTGATAGTGTAGTTGGACGAAGCTATGATTTTATTATATTTGATGAAGCTGCCCTAAATAATGATGGAGCAAGTGTTTTCAATATTCAATTACGACCAACATTAGATAAACCAAATTCTAAAGCTGTATTTATTAGCACACCTCGTGGTAAAAACTGGTTTTATAACTTTTATATGCGTGGATATGATTATGATGTAGAGAAGGGTATACCAATGGAATACCCAGCATGGTGCTCAATAAAAAGTACTTGGAAAGATAATCCTAGAGCGATACTATCTGATATTAATGATGCTAGAGCATCTATGTCAGATGCTGAATTTAGACAAGAGTTCGAGGCAGATTTCATTGCCTTAGAAGGTCAAATATTTAATATTAAAGAACAAAGTATTATAACAATAGATAAAAGCACAATAGATGTATGGGATGTAATAGCTGGTCTAGACTTAGGATTTAAGGATCCTTCTGCTATGGTAGTAGTTTTGACTGATGGGCACAACTATTATATAGTTGATGAATTTCAATTTGTTCCAAGAAATACCGCTGAAGTAGCAATGGCTGTTCAGGGTAAAATGGATAGACATAATATTGATTTTATCTATATTGATTCTGCAGCAAAACAAACAAGATTAGATTTTGCTCATGAATATGATATATCTACTATTAATGCAAAGAAGGATAGACTATTAGGAATAGGTTATTTACAATCATTAATAGAACATGATAGAGTGTTTGTAGATGAGAGTTGTGAGAACGTTATAGCTACCCTAGAAAACTATAGATGGGATGATAGGGAAGGGCTTTTAAATGAACGACCTAAACACGATAATTTTTCTCATATTGCTGACGCTTTACGTTATGCACTATACACTCACTCATATAATATAGATAGTATAGGATAAATATGACAATAATACTGCAAAAACCTAAAACTAATAGAAGGTATACAGGATTAAGTGTAGATACCAAACCTATACTCACATTAGCAGATATTGGTGACGAATTTTTTGAAACTGATGCTGAAAACTTATGGGTATGGTACGGAACTAGTTGGAAGATTCCAACTACTGTAACAGAAATACCACCTATAGAAATTGGAGCACAAGCCGGACAGGCTACTAGAGTAGATTTTATAACCGATAATCTACTTTATAGGGGTGAAGCCCCAGCCGGAACAGCTGATGCTGCTAGTGGCTGGAGAATTAGAAAAATAACAATCGGCGCAGTTGACGGGGATGTCATTGAAACTTGGGCAGATGGAAATTCAAATTATGATAATGTATGGGACAATAGATTATCATATACTTATACTTAGGAGATAAAATTTAAATGGCACTTGACGCAACCAAATGGCAAGTACAGACTTCCAAGGCCATCCGCTATATAGGTGGTGACCACGGTACTGCTACAGCTAACTATGTGACAGTTCTAGAACTTCACAGATGGTTACAAGACTTAGCGGATGATGCTAGTGTATCTAATGATGATTACATGGATATTACTACAGTTAATCCGTCGGACAAAAAATTCGATACAATTATTACACTTACTAATGGATATAATCTAGATGATGCGTATGCAACGCCTGCATCAGAATTTATTTATGGTGGTTCTATTATTCAAGGCACAGGTGGAACAGAAGTTATTTATGACGGTGTTTCAGTTGTTGCCAATCGTGGAGTAATTGTTAATGTTATACAGGATAACGCTGTTTTAACAAACAAATTCTGGAATAGTACACCTAATGGTGAATCTTTTGCGGGTATTAATGCTGACCCTGCAAATGGTGTGGCTATGCGATTCATGGTTAAAGTGGAAGATGCTGGTTCATTTATTGATAATGGGGCCTTATTATTTACCACTCGTGAAGAAGGTAAAACATATAGTGAATTCCGTATTCCATCTACTGGTCGTGGTGTAAACGTTGTACCATTGACTTATACAGATGACTTGAACAATACTACAGCATTTACAACTGTTGATACTTGGACTACAATTACTAATCTTACAGCTGGTTGGAATCAAATTGATGTAAATCAAGAGGCTCCCGACGAAAATTATTACTCTGAATGGGATCGCGATACATACTCAATAAACCAATTCTATGAGCGTATGAAGGCTATTACAACTAATGGCTCAGCAACTCAATTATATGGTCTAGATGGTGAATTATTCCGCGGTATTACACACTCTATTTCATTGCTGGCAGGTGGTTCTCCTGGAGATTTCGTTGAGGGTGGAGCAACACCATTATCTTGGGGTACTGGAGCAACAGCTGGAACTGGTCAGATTTTAGCTAATGATACAACAAGTGAGATNCTTTATATTCAATTACTAACAGGTGTTGTACCTGGAAANTCTGTTACTGTAACACAAGGCGCAAATAGCGCTACAACAGCAGCAGCCTCCGCTGTAAGTGAAAAAGCTGTATCTACACCATTCTGCGGAGCCTCAACTGGTTCTTCTCTAGTTGGTGCGTATGGTTTCTCTCTTGAATATGCTGACTTAGCAGTTAATGATAAAATTACTGCTCTTGATGGTGTTACTCGTCAACCACCTAATAATGTTCAATTCTCAGTTAATGGTATTGAATCAGGATGGCGAATTCTTGTAGCACCATATAATGCTGGTAATATTGATTATGGTCAATTAACACTTGATGGTACTTTAACAGGTTCAGTTACTTCTGTAGTTGTAAATGAAGCAATACCTGCAAATACTCCAACATCTGGAACTATAAGAATTGAAAGAGATGATGGTAGTTATACTAGACATCCGTATAGTGCAGTAAATTCTGGAACAAAAACATTTACCATTACATCGCACGATTTTACTTCAAATCCTGCTACAACTGGTAATAATACATTTATAAGTTACATTGATACAGCGGCAACAGGAACTACTGAGTCATTTAATACAGTTCAAACAACTCCTCAAACACTATATGTTGAAGCTCGTTTTGGTGGAACTGGTCCTAATTATACAGACTCTATCAAACCAGCTAAAACTTCAGGTGTACTAGGAAGTACCGGTGGTTCTGCTACTATATCTTCTGTATCAGACGCGTAATAAAGGAAATCTACAATGGAATGTGGTACATGTACAGCTTGTTGCACAATGCTTCCAATAGAGGCATTAAATAAACCAATGAATACCCCTTGTCAGTATGTTACTGATAAGGGATGTTCAGTTTACAATAGCTGTACTAAACCACAGACTTGTACAGAATTTATGTGTGCATACTTAGAGGGAAAAGGTATTCCTGAAGAACTTCGCCCAGATAAGTGTGGAATTATATTTATAAAACATACGGATAGAATATTTTCCGGAATACTAATACCAAATAATAATATAACAATTATGGCAAAAAGACAAATTGAATCTTTTAATCAACAAGGCTATTCAGTTATATTATTGTCTGTGTATGAAAAAGACCCTTATATTAAACTAGGGATTAATCACAATAAAGATGATATAATTAAGGAGTATGAGGATTTTTTAAATGGCAACATACAGCACTGACCTCACTACACTTACTACCGCTGAGTCAGGAACTTGGACAGAGTTCACTGTATATAGTAGTGCTGGTACTCCAGCAGCCGATGGCGAAAACTATATTCAAGGTACTGATTGTCGCTCACAAACAACAGGTAAGGCTGTAGGATTAGCAATTTCTATCGTTTTTGACAATGGTACTAACGTTACATTTGCTACTAATGAAGTAGTTATAGCATGGTGTTTCTATGCGGTTGGTGTAAACTTAGAGACTTACGCAAATAGTGGCTGGAGATTTGGAATAGGCTCTAGTGTTTCAGCATTTGATTGGTTCAAAATAGGTGGAAGTGACTATGGTCGTAATCCTTATGGTGGATGGTTTAATGTAGCTATCGACCCTACAGCAACTGAAGATGGTGTTATAGGCGGAGGTAATGGTGGAAGTTATCGTTATTTTGGCTCAATACCTTATACACTTGCTGAAATTAGTAAGGGTACTCCGTCAGCAGTAGATGCTATAAGAAAGGGTAGAGGTATTATAAGCATAACAGGAACTGGTGGTTCATTTTTAGAACTTTCGTCATATAATGACTATAATGCAGGTGGAACACCTCCTGGCACTTCATCTACATCAGTAGATACTGGCAGACATAGATTAGGATTATTTCAGAATGCTGGTGGCACATATTTATGGAAGGGATTACTTTCATTAGGTACTAGTGGTACTTCTGTCACATTTTCAGATAGTAATGAAACTATTATTATTGATGATACACCTAGTACATATTTAACCTTTAATAAAGTTGAAGTAAATAATGCTAGTTCGTCAGTAACATTAAATAACATTACATTTATTTCTTTAGGTTCAGTATCACCAGGTACTTGGGAAAATGTAGCTAATGCTACACTTAATAAGACTGGATGTAGTTTTAATGATATGGGAGCATTTACTTATGGTTCAAATACTACTATATCAAATTGTGTTTATAATAGTTGTGGATTAATTACAACGTCTAACGCATTAATATCAGACACATCATTTAATAGTCTAACAGGTACTGTAGGAGTTTTAACGGCTAGTACAACCGAAGCAGCTAGAATTACCAATTCAGAGTTTGTTAGTGATGGAACAGGTCACGGATTACAGATAAATGGTACAGCAGCTAATGTAACACTTACAGGATTAATATTTACTGGATACGCTTCTAGTAATGGTAGTACAGGAAATGAAGCTATATATGTAAATATTGCTTCCGGTTCAATGACTATCACTATAGATGGTGGATCAATTCCAAGTATAAGAACAGCAGGTGCATCAGTCACAGTTGTATCTGGTGCTAGAACTGTGACTGTATCAGTTGTTGATACGGACGGACAGCCAGTCACTGGAAGTAATGTATTCCTAGCAGCCGCCTCCGGCGGACCATTTCCATATAATGATACTGTAACAATTACAAGATCAGGAACTACAGCTACAGTTGCACATACAGCCCATGGATTAGCAACTAATGACTATGTTATCTTTAGAGGAATAACTGATAAAATAGAAGATAATGTAGTTAAACAAATAACAGTTACAAGTGTTGATGCTTATACATTCACTACTTCTGATTCAGGTTCAACAAGTTATACAGGAACTATACTTAGTACCTTTGTATTCTTAAAAGGTAATGCAACTTCTGGGACAGGAAGCAATGAGATAAGTATGTCTAGACAAATACCTTCCAATCAACCAGTAGTTGGTTGGGCTAGGAAAAGTACTTCTGCTCCTTTTTATAAAACTGGATCTATAGCAGGCATAGTTTTATCTAGTGGTGATTCTTCATTCAGCGCAGTAATGATTTCGGACGATTAATAAATGGCAGATCCAACAGTAGATTTAGGAACAAAAATAATATTTGTACCCCAAAGTTTCCTAACTTATACTGGGGGTACAAATTATACACTAGATACAATAGCGTTCAAAATAGCTTTAAGAGATTTAGAAGATAATGATATAGGTATTACAGCACTACCAATGCTTAATTATAATACCGCTGTAACACTTGGTGGTATTCAATATGCACCAATTGTAGAAATAATAAATGGTTATACTATAACTTTTGAGAGTACTGGTACGCCATATGCTGTAACGCTAGTTGGTTCTAATAATAATATATTAGACGTAACTAATTTAACAGATGTAGCTATTAGATCTAGTAATTCAGCAGGTTTAGTACAAACAGTAGAAATTCAGCACTCTAGCTTCAATAATGAAATAACAGTTGATGAACTAAATGGTACACCTGGTACGCTATATCCAATAGGTACAACACGAGTTCCAACTAAATATATAGTAGATGCTGTATTGCTAGCTAGTACCAGAGGTATTAATACTTTAAAGATTTTAGGTGATGCTACACTATCTAACGGAGATAATGTATCTGAATTACTAGTATTAGGTAGTAATGCAGCTAGAACTTATATTGATATAGAAACTGGAGCTAATACCTATAATACAGAATTTAGAGAAGCCACTATTACAGGATTTCTAGATGGTAATACTATAATAAGAAATTGTTATGTATTTGATTTAGAATATGTTAATGGATTCTTATTTAGTACAGAATTAGCTGGTTATATTAATTTAGGTGGTAATTCAACAGCACATATCATGGACTGTTTTGCTGATATTAACTCAGTAACAATTGATATGGGTGGTACAGGGCAATCATTAAATTTACTTAACTTTTCTGGTGATGTAATAATTACTAATAAAACTGGAAATGATAAAATAGAGATACACTTAAATTCTGGAGAAATAACACTTGATCCAACAGTTACAAATGTATCAAATATACATATTGCCGGAATAGGGAGTCTGGTAAATTTAACTGGCTTAGAAGTCGATACAAATGAGTTGATATCTAATTCTAACATTTCAAATAGAGTTTGGTCAAATGGTAAGGCACTTACTATACCAAAATATATAGGATTAAAATAGGAAACTAAAAAATGGCACAAGGTACATTAGTATTATTCGATGAATTTGCAGATTCAATAGCAGATGGAAGAATAAATTTACTTACAAATACAATTAGAGTAGCACTTACCTCTGATGTAGTTAATACAGGAAATATGATAAAAAGTGCAGCAGTACCTTGTTGGGGTGCTGGTGGGTCTACAAATCTATCAACAAATGAAGTAGCCTCTACAGGTGGTTATACTGCTGGTGGTATTACACTGGGTGGTAAGACATTTGATCAAACTGGTGGAGTTGCCACTTTTGATAGTACAACAGACCTTATTTGGACGTCAGCTGGTTCTGACCCAACAAATATTAAAACAGCAGTAATATATTCTGATACTGCAACAAATAAAGATTGCATAGGTTATATTGATATGACTACAGATGCTGGTACAACTCCTATTAGTTTATTAACTGGGGATATAACTCTTACATTTAATGCATCAGGTATATTTACACTAACTAATCCATAATAATTAAGGAGTAACTAATGGCTAATCCAGTAATACAATCCTATACTGGACCAGTATACTCCTCTGATACTATTAATAATATAGTTATTAATAAGCCCAGTGGAGTAGTTGAAGGTGATTTATTATTAGCATTTATATCTAAGGATTTAGGTACATTTTCTTGGACAGTACCAAGTGGGTGGACTCTAGTTGTACCTAAGGTTAATCCTGATGATAGTATAAGTTTAACTTGTTATGCAAAGATAGCCACTGCATCAGAACCCACTACATATACATTCTCTGCTAGTACTACATTTGGCTCAGTTTATGCTGGTAGCATACTAAGAATAGATAATATAGATAGTACCAATTATATAAATGTATATAGTACTAATGCACAGACAGCAGCTACACCATATACTTGCTCTACTGTATCAACAACTAAGGATGAATGTCTTATTATTAGGGCATTTTTTGCTGATAATAACTTATATACTGATAATGGTACCCCTACCGGACATACAGTACTATGGGCTAATGATACTACAATTGGATTTGATATAGCATCTGGATTAGCTTGGCAAAATCAAGCTTTAGCAGGTTCAGTGGCTGCAGCATCTTTTACAGGTGGTAGTGCAGAAGGATATGTTGGTTGTACATTAGCTATTGCCCCGCCAGCTATTGGTGGAGATGTAGTTCAATTAAATGTACCAAATTTATCATTAACTACTCTTTTAAGTACAGTAGTAGATTTAAAAAGCTTTACACAGCAGAATGTTCCTAATTTATCATTAGTTACGTTTGATTCTGATGTTACAGTAAATCGCACACTTACGGTGCAGAATGTACCTAATTTATATTTAGTAGGAATACAAGCTACAGTAGAGTATATAAATACTACAGTAGATGTAGTTCAAATAAATATACCAAATTTATCACTAGGTGTGCTCACAAGTACTATAGTTGATTTAAAGAGTATTATACAGCAGAATGTTCCTAATTTATCATTAGTTACATTACTACAAAATGTAAAAGCTGATATAAATATAGCGCAACAGAATGTACCAAATTTAGAGTTAGAGTCTCAAGTAGCTAATATTATATTAACCTTAGTTACTAATGTATTTCAACAAAATGTACCAAATTTAGGATTAGTTTCTAAAGATGTTAATATAGCACTTGGTAAAGATATATTTCAGCAAAATACTGTTAATATACAATTAGCTACACTATTACATAGCATAAATGCTGAAAAAAATATATCAGCATTAAATATACCAAATATACAATTAGATACTTACTTAACAGATGTTAAAAATGTACGTAATATAGCAGTATTAAATGTAGCATCTCTTGAATTAGCTGCTATACCTGCTAGTATAAGAACTGATATAAATATATCAGCTAGCTTAGGGATATTTAATTTATTACCTTTACAAGTTACTATACGTAAAGATAATATAATAGCTGCTAGTTTAGTTACATTAAACTTATCAACATTAGATACTTTAGTAGTTGATAAAATAGATACATTAATATCTGCTTCAGTAGCATCATTAAATTTAGTTACACTAGATACTATAATTGATGCTCAAATAGATATACGAGTATCAGCTTCAATAGGGGCATTAAGTTTATCTGGCTTACAAGCTGCTATTATAAAGCAAGTGGATACAATAATATCCACTTCAGTAGCTACATTAAACTTAGTAACACTAGATACACTTGTATTAGATAAAGTAAATATTGAAATAGGTATTATTAATATACCTAACTTAACCTTAACTACTAAGCAATCAAGAATATTTACTGTATCAGCATCTATAGCTAGTTTAGAAATATATCCATTACCTGCAACTGTATTTAAAAATACAATTACTCGCATTACTAGCACTAAGGCTAATTTAAATTTATTAACTTACCAAGTAACTGTGCTAGGTTCTGGTAAAAAACTTATATTTTGTACAACAGCTAGCTTAATTCTTCATCCGTATTTAACATATCTTTATAAGTATGATCCAAATGAATACTATAGAACTGATGTAGAAATAACTAAATTATATGCTAATAATGTATCTATTTCACAATCTACTACTATAGAAGTAGATATAAGTAGACTATATACTAGTAATGTGAGGATTAAAAAATGGCAACAATTCACTTAGGTGATATAGGTACAGTTCTTGAAGTAACTATTAAGGATGCTGATACAAAACAAGTTATAGATATATCCACAGCTATAACTAAAGAAATAAAATTAAGAACACCTAGTGGAGTAACAAAAATAAAGACAGCCATATTTAAAACAGATGGGACAGATGGTATCGTAAAATATATAACCGAAGCTAATGACTTAGATGAATATGGTGCATGGGAACTTCAAGCTTATATAGTTAGTCCTCTTTTCACAAATCATTCAAGCATAGATACATTCATTGTATCAGGAAATCTATAGGAGATTAACCTTGTTAGATAAATTAACAGATAATATAAAGTTTTTTATAATGTTATTGGTATACGTTGTATATCTAACATGGTGGGCCTCTGATATAAATAGAGTAGTAAAATTTCAAATAGAGATTCAACAAAAAACTGTTACATTACTAGATTCACATATAAAAGAATGCAAAGAAAAAGATATTAGAAATATAGTTATAGCAGAAGATTTAAAACATCTAAAATTAGATGTTCAAGAATTAAAACTAGATGTAAGTACGTTAAAGAAAAAACACTATAAAGAAGACTTTCTAGGGACAAAATAATGGATTTAAAAAGAGATGAAATAAAATATGTAAGAGATTTAGCTAAATCTGCTTATCAAAAAGATAAAGAATGCTTTATTTGTGGTAAAACAGAAGAACTACAATTTCATCATTACTATTCTATGACACTCCTATGGGATAAATGGAAAAAGCTTAATAAAGTAGTTATTAACTCAGTTGATGATATTTTAATAGAGCGAGAAAACTTCAAAGGCGAGCACTATAAAGAGATTTACTCTGACACTGTTACACTTTGTAAGTTTCATCATATGGATAGATTACATAAATTATATGGAAAAGTGCCACCGTTAGGTACGGCAGAAAAACAAAAGCGTTGGTGTGAAAAACAGCGAATAAAAGAGGCTGAGGCTTTAAAATAAATACTTATACAAGAAAAAATAAAAATGTAGCGGAAAGTATTGGAGAAAAAATAACATGAGTAATGTACATAAAAATAAATCAAGAACACGTTTATATAACGCGATTAGCGGAGTAAACGAATTAACAGGAGCTGCAGGTAAGTCAAGTAGATGGACTATTTTATTTCCTAATCTAGCAGCCGTAGGTGATACAGTAACTGTTGGTGGTTATATATTTGAATATGTAGCTGATGGTTCAGAAGATACAGCAGGTGAGTCAGCAGGTACTGCAGCGGATCCACATCTTATTAGTATTGGTGGTACACCAACTGCTACAACAGCAGCAGCAAATTTAGTTGCAGCATGTTTAGCAGAAACAGAAACAACAGGAGCATGGGGGTTCTTATATCCAGATGATTCAGTAGGTTGCTCTAACACAACAGGAACAGTTACTTTTAACTTCTTCCCAGGTACTGCTCAAAATGCTACTGATTATATTACAGTAACAGCAACTGGCACAGATCCAACAGTAACTAATACAGTAACTGGTGTTGCAGCAAGATATCTATCTTCTGATTATTCACTTAATGTTATTGATACAACAGGTTCCTCGGTAACTAAAGAGTACTATGTACTTGATGATGGTAAGGAGATAGGTGATACAGTAGATATTTTCATCAAAACTACAGAGGGTTCAGATACTCCTACAGTAGTAGGTAAATTACAAGATGGAGCCACTGCAGAAGTAGAGGCACTATTCCCTACTGGTGCAGGAAAATCTGCAACATTTGTTTGGTTAGGAACTGCATGGGTTCTAGCTAACGAAGGTAATGGTACCACATTAACATTTACACCAGCAGCATAATATATACTAGGAGAAACATATGAAAATAAGATTACCATCTTTTGGTAATGTATTTGAAAAGTTAAATCCTGCTCAAGAAATAATTGTAGATGACTATGGGGATACCCATAGTCCATCTCCAAAATATAGTAGTAATCAGCAAGCATATGAAAAACTTGAAGTAGTTTGCAGAGGAACCAANCTAATAGTTGATTCAGCGGCCGGTATAAAACTTGATGTGGGTGAGATATTAGAATATTCTAATAGTCCTACTCGCATAAGAAAGAAGAAAATTGATTCTCTTCTAAACTTTAGACCAAATCCGTTTTACAATGCAGATACATTTAAGCGTATGATATATACTGACTTAATACTAGAAGGAGACGCCTTTATATACTGGGATGGGGCAGATTTATATCACCTACCTGCACTTAATGTCCAAATTGTATCAGATAAAAAGACATTCGTGAAACTGTATAAATATGGTGGAAAAGACTTTAGACCTGATGAGGTCATACATATTAGAGAGAATTCAGCTACTTCCATATATACTGGAACATCTAGACTGGATTCTGCAAGAGAAAGCATGGAATTACTACTTACCATGCATGAATATCAACAAAACTTTTTTGATAATTCAGCAGTACCTGGTTTAGTTCTTACTACACCAAATCCTCTATCAGAGAGAGTAAAAAGTAGAATAATTTCTCAATGGATACATAGATATAACCCTAGAAAGGGTGGAAGAAAACCAATGATTATTGATGGAGAGTTTAAACTAGAATCTCTATCAAAATATAACTTTAATGAACTAGATTTTAATGAAAGTATTTCAACACAAGAAGTAAAAGTATTAAAGGCATTAGGAGTACCACCAATCTTATTAGATTCTGGTAATAATGCTAATATTACACCCAACCTTAAAATGTTTTACCTAACTACTATTTTGCCATTAGTGGAAAAAGTAGTAGCAAGCGTAGAAATGTATTTTGGTTATGATATAAAACCAGTAACTCAAGACGTAATGGCTTTAAGACCAGAATTACGAGAACTGTCTAATTACTTAACAACTATGGTCAATGCTGGTATACTTACTAGAAATGAGTCCAGACTTGAAATTAGATACCCAGAGCACACTGCGGAATTTGCAAACGACCTAATATTACCAGCTAATGTGGCAGGTTCGGCGCAAGATCCATCAACAGGAGGAGCACCAAAGAAAAATGAAGAACCAAAAAACTAAAGAATTACAACTATTAGCTGACTTTAATGTAAAGGGTATAGCTGAAGAATCAGATGATATTATCATCGAAGGCTTTGCTAATACTACTGACAAAGATCGAGGCGGAGATGTTGTTTTAGAATCTGCATGGACTAATGGGGGATTAGATAATTATCTCAAGAATCCAATAATCCTTGCTTATCATGATCACAGACACCCTATTGGGTCAATGTTAGATTATAGTATAAATAATAAAGGGTTACATATTACTGCTAGAATTACTAAGGCTGCTGGTGATGTGTACGATTTAGTAAAGTCTGGAGTATTAAAAGCATTCTCAATTGGATTTAGAATAAATGATGCAGATTATAACTCAGATGCAGATATTTTTATAATTAAAGATGCAGAATTATATGAGGTGTCAGTTGTTTCAGTTCCAATGAATCAGAACTCCATATTTTCAGTAAAAAAATCTTTTAATAATGATAAAGACTATAATGAATTTAAAAATTCATTTATAAAATCAGAATCGATTAACGATGATTCTGGTAATAATAAAGGAGACACACAAGTGCCTAATACAAACACAGATGGTAAAATTACCTTAACAGCAGAAGAATTATCTGCTCAAACCGAAAAAGCTATAGCAGACGCATTCGCAAAAGCAGCAGCAAAAGCAGCAGCAGACGAAGAAGCTAAGAAAGTAGCTATCGAAGCAGGAAAAACAGGTGCTGAGAGTTTAGTTGCTGAAGTTGAAAAACGTTTAGCAGAAACTAATGCTTCCACAAATGCAACGATGCTTAAAGCTATTGAAGATATGAAAGCTGAAATCAAAGAGAAATCTGAAGAAATTACAGCTATGAAAAATTCAAAAATGTCTTTCGAAGACAGTGGTTCTCGCAAATTAACAGATCTAGAAATAGATACAGCTTATTTAGTTGCTAAAATTGTTAATAAGAAAATCGAAGAAACTAATTATTTCTCTGGTTTAAGACAAAAAGTTGGTGATCACTTAGTTAATGCCACACCTTATGAAATGATTTATTCTACTCGCATGTATGATGCAATACAAGATAAATTAGTTATTGAGCCACTATTTGCAGCTAATAAGATTCAAATGACATCACGTTCAATGACATTCCCATTCAATCCACAAGCTGGTTATGCTTCATGGATTAGTGATACTAAGTACAAATCACTTGTAGATACTTCATCGGAAACAAGTTATGCTACAGGTGCTGATATTTCTGGTAATGTTTCAAGTACAGGTCCAGCACGTACACATACAATTTCAACAATCAGCCTAAAAGCTGAAAAGTTAGCTTCTAAAGAAGCGATTGGTTATGAAGAAGAAGAAGATTCAATCATCCCTATTCTTCCTATTGTTCGTGAAGCTATTGCAAAACGTATGGCTCGTACAACTGACGTAGAATTACTACGTGGTAATATAGGTGCAGCTACTCATGCTGATATTGGTGTTGGTCTTATTGATGGTGTTGCAACTCTCGCTGATGATTTAAATACTGAATTCACTCAAGCTGGTGCATTTGGTACTACAAACCCAATTACAATAGCTGATTTACAGGCTACACGCCGTAAAATGGGCCCTTGGGGCTTAAATCCTAGTGATGTAACTTATGTAGTTTGTGAAAGCGCATATTGGGATCTTTTAGAAGACCCTGATTTCCGTACAATGGATTTAGTGGGTGCAAACGCAACTATTCTTCGTGGTCAAGTAGGTGCAATAAATGGCTCTCCAGTTGTTGTATCAGACTCTTTCCCAACACCAGGTGCTGGAACTTATGCTGCTATTGCTATTAATACAGGTAACTTCCTATTTGGCGAGTTACGTGGTCTTAATACAGAGCGTACACAAGATGTTCTTAACCAAACTAACTGGATTGTTACAACACGTAGATTCGCATTTAATGAAATTGATGCCACAGCTCCAGCTGTATCTGTTCTTAAATACGGTTCTTAAGCAATAAAAATTAAAGTCTCTTTCCTCAGGGAGACTATTTGGCTACTTAACTTTGGCTTAGGAGGGGGGCAACCCCCTCCACTTTTAATAGGGAAAAAATGACAATATTAGATTTAAATACGTATAAGGCATATAAAAGCATAAATAGCGATAAAGATGATATTAGATTTACTCTTATTATAGATGCTGTAAATGCTTTTATTGAGCAGTATACTGGAAGAGTATTTACAACATATTATGATATAGATAAAACGGAATATTTCAATGGACTAGATTTGGAACTATATCCAATGGAGTATCCTATACAAAGCATAACTTCATTGCATTACTCAAATGATGCAGGAGCTACTTATACAATAGAATTAGTTGAATATATAGATTATATAATTGATAAGTATAATAACTCAATAATATCACTAAAAAATGGTTTTTGCAGCGTTGATCACCCAGTTAATGCAATTAAATTAGTGTACAAGGGTGGTTATGCAACTGTACCTAAGGATTTAGAATTGGTAGCAGTTCATTTATCTGACTACTATAAAGATGAAGACTATACCCCTAGAAAATCTCTAGCAGGTGCTTCTATAGATAATGTAATACAACCAGACATGACAGCGCGGTTACCCGCGCATATACGTCGAGTATTAGATTCATATAGATTAATTGTATTTTAATGGCTAGATTAAATACTTCCCAAAGTTTTGTTCATAATGTAGGGCAGGGAAAATTAGAACCAACTAATCATTTAAGAAATGATATATTAAATAAATCAGAAATAAATTATTTAACTCTATTAGAATCAGAAGTTGAGTTAATGATTAAGTATATTGATGCTAGTAATATTGATTCTGAAAAATCTTTGAGAAAAACATTAGAAACTAGTACTAGATCTATATCATCAACTGGAGATCCAGGTGGACTAATTGCTACTAAAGTAATTGATGTAGATCAAAAGTATAGTACACTTAAAAAATATATTGACTTATTAAACAAAGCAGTTGGTGATGGTGAAAAATATGAATTAGGGCATGAAACTGGTGTATTTACCCGCATGCTACAAGTAATATATGAAAAATGGAAACCAAAAGACATATATTCTACTGAAAGAAGAATGCTATTAGAAAAGGCTATAAAAGCTTCACTTGTAGTAGATACTGTAAATGAAAAGTTATATAAAGATTTATTATCAAAAGGTAAGGTAACAGTTAAAGGTCTAAGTAAAAAAGACCTAGAACAGGTATTAAAATCAGCAGGATCCGCTTTAGAACTAAATCTAACCTTAGATAAAGAAGTAGCTCCATTAATATCAAATATATCTGGTAAAGGTAGAACAGTATTAAAAGTAGGGTTACGAGCAGAACTAAGCTCTCTAAATCAGTTTACTGGGGGATTGGCAAACAGCTTGCAAGCTGTAGTTAAAAAAATAACTACCAGTAATAAAGTCGAAGATTTCAGAGAGATAGAAAACCTTTTATCAAATATAGATATATTTAATATGCGAGGCTCTCCTAGTTCCGTAGATATTGTAAAAGATGGAATAATTCAAGAATTGGGCTTTCAAAAAAAGTCTAAAATTAAAAAACAAGCTAAGACACTTAGACTACATAGAAGAATACCAGCAACTAATACCCAAAATAAAGCGTTAAAGAAAAAAATAAAACGAAGAATATCTCTCTTACAAACAAAGATTGCAGCAGTAGAGAAAAAAAAGAAGTTTATAATACCAACTGTAACTTTAAAAGCAATATTAAATGAATCTTTACCTGCATATATTGAACAGAGAATGGAATTACCAAATGCTCCAGTCTCAAAAGCTTATCTAAGATACCAAACAGGTAGATTTGCAGAATCAGCTAGAGTATTAACTCTTAATAGATTAGAAACTGGTGCCTATATGGGAACATATGGTTATTTAACTAATCCATATAAAATTTATGAGAATAGTGTAGGTAGAAATCCAAAAAACTATATAGAGACAGCTATACGCGATATAGCAAAAATAACTTTAGGTAATAATTTTCGTGGAATATTTATGGAGACTAAATAATGGGAGCAAGGAGCAAAATAGTAAATGCATTAGTTGAAAAGATTAAACAAATAGATGGTACCTTCGGTATATATGAGTCAAATCTTTATGGTAATGTATTTAACAAGGTAAAGTTTTGGGATGAGGTAGAGGATTATCCTTCTGTATTTTTAAACTCAGGACCAGAAAGTAGAGAGTATCAACCAGGTGGGTTCAAATGGGGATACCTTACAGTAACTATACGTATTTATGTAAGAGAAGAGGAGCCAGAGGCTCAACTAGAAAAAATATTTACAGACATAGAATATATTATTGATAATAATGGTGTATTGGACTATGATTCTGGAAGTAAAACAGAAGATATTAATATAATGTCTATTCATACTGATGAAGGCCTCCTAGCCCCAATCGGTGTAGGTGAAATAACCCTACGAATAATGTATGATTTGGAATCCAATTAGATAAATATCTAAAATGATTTTTATTTTATGCATATAGGAGAACTAAAGAAATGGCTAGAAGTTTATCTAGATCTACCAAGCTTTTTGCTACTACGCTAACAAAAGCTAATGCAACTGTAGGAAATATGACTACTGCTAACACTTATGAAATTAAAGTATTAGATGGTTATTCATTCTCTCAAGATGCATCAAACATTGAGGTTGGTGTAAACGAGGCTGGTAAAGATCCAGTTCGTGGTACACTAAGTTTCAATACAGCGCTTAATCCAGTTGATGTTTCATTCAGTACTTATGTACGACCTTTTGACACAGGATCTGCAGGAAGCTGCGTGGAAAAAGTATTATGGGGTTCTGCAATGGGAACAGCAACTGGTTGGACTAATGCACTAGCTGCAGGTTCACCGGCTACATTTACAACAACAGCTACGGATATTACATTTGGACTAGAAACATCTAATGCTAATGAGTTAATGCCTTTAACTCTATTTTTCGTATTGGAAAATACTACTTATACTATTGAACAGTTTAATGTTGGTTCAGCAGAAGTAGACTTTAGTATTGATGGTATTGCTACAATTAACTGGAGTGGACAAGGTTCACGCGTATCTGAAGATACAGCGTCTCATTTGATATTTAAAGCTGATGGAACAGCAGTTTCAGGTGTTAATTATACAGCTGTACCAGCAACTACTACAACAACATTCTTACGTAACAAATTAAGTACGTTAGAACTAGTTGACAATGAGGTTGATACAGCTAATACAATTACTGGTATTACTATTACAACAATTACGCCAAATGCTGATGGTACAACAACATTAACATTAGATGCCTTTACATTAGCTGGAACATTTACAGCAGCTAATTATGTTGGTGGTCGTATTCGTAATACAGCGCTTAATCCAGATGAGTGGGCTACAGTTATTTCTATTAATGATGGTTCTAATACGGTAACTGTTAAAGAAGATTTATCAGCTGATGGACTTAACTGGGTTACAACAAATGCTGTAACAGTTTATGCAGCTACACAATCTTCTGCTGTTATATATAGCATTCCTATTACCGGTGCTACATTAACACTAGAAAATAACTTCACATACTTAACTCCTGAAGAGTTAGCTATTGTAAACTTACCTCTTGGTGGTTTCGCTGGTAACAGGGTAACATCTGGTAGCTTTACGGCTTACTTAAATACAGGTGCACAAGGTTCAGGTGGTTTATTACAGGATATGTTAGCTAAGATTGAGCAATCAGTATCTAATAACTATCAATTAGTATTCCACATGGGTGGAAGTTCTACAGATACACCACGAGTAGATTTCACAATAGCTCATGCTCAGATATCTGTACCAACTACAAGTGTTGAAGACATTATTTCTACTGAAATTAGTTTCACGGCTAAACCTTGGAACGCTGTAGCAAATGTAGGTTCATTTGAGGCTACAAACGAATTAATAATAGCTTATGAAATACCTTAATAGGTAAAACAAGTCGGGGGCATTCTGCCCCCGCAACCAAATTTTAAGACAAAGTTATATAAATAGGAGAGAAATACAATGGATTTAGCCAGCATTATGGTAAAGAGTAAAACAATAGATATGGAGTACCCAGGTTACTCAGGACTAACTGTTAAAGTAGCATACCTAACAAGAGATGAGTTAGTGAATCTCAGAAAAAAAGCTACAACACAAAAATTTAATAAAAAAACAAGACAACCGGAAGACGAAGTAGATTCCGAGTTATTCCAAGATCTTTATATAAAAGCAGTAATTAAGGGTTGGGAAGGTTTCAAATATAAACATCTGTTAAAAATGCTACCAATAGATGTATCGAAAATACCTGCTACTGAGTATTTAAATGGCGAAGGGTTATTTAAGTATGATCAAGATAATGCAACAATTTTAATGAAAAATTGTTCAGATTTTGATAACTGGATTACATCACAACTGGATGATGTTGAAAATTTTACCAAGAGCAGCTAAAGCTGCTTGAAAGTAAGCTGGAAAACTTTTACTCACATAGCGAGTTAAAAATGGATAAACAAAAGTATCTAATGTTATGTGAGCAGTTAGGAAAAGATCCTGATCCAGAAGAAATGCCAGCAAGTTTTGAGGATTTTCCATATCAAGTACAGGATGCTATAATAATTTATAGCATCCTTCCTGATGTTTGGGAGGGATTCGGGGGAACATTTCTAGGTAAAGACTACAGTATTTTACCTTATCTAGCAAATCAAGTTTACCAAATAGAAGATCACCCTCAGTTAATGCAATTCTTAATAACTATAAATAATATAGTATCTAAAAATAGAGCTGAAAAGCAGAAGCGAGAACAAGCTAAAGCTAAAAGAAGCAAAGGAAAAAAATAAATGGCAACTAATAGTCAGTATTTTGTAATTGAAATAAAAGCAAATGGTGAACCAGCTCTAAAATTAATGAAAGACATTAATAAAGAGGGAGAAAAATTAGAAAACACCCAAAATAATGTTACTACTTCTCAAAAGAAGATGAAAAAGGGTTCTAAAGATGTTGTAGAGCAAAATAAAGGTGTAGCAGACGCTACTAATAATGCTACTCATGCTTTCTCTAAGATGGCTCAGCAAATGAGTGGATTTGTACCTCTGTATGCTACAGTAGCTGCCAATATATTTGCTATTACAGCAGCGTTCGGCGCATTAGAAAGAGCTGCTGATTTTCAAATAATGATTGATGCTGCAGAT